GCAAAACTCATGGATACTCCAATGGGTAATATTGCTAAAGGTCTTATCGAGGGTGGCGCTAAACTTGGTGTTTCTTCCCGTGGTATGGGTACATTGAAAGCAAATAAAGAAGGTATTAATGAAGTTCAAGACGACTTCTACCTTGCTACTGCTGCTGACATTGTAGCAGATCCTTCTGCTCCTGATGCATTTGTTCAGGGCATCATGGAAAATAAAGAATGGGTCGTGGTTAATGGTGTGTGGACAGAGCAAGCATGCGACATGTCTAAGCGATTTATCAAGAAAGCATCAAGAAAAGAATTGGAAGAAGCGAAGTTGAGAGTATTTGAATCTTTCTTAAATCGTGTCTCCCGTAAAACAAAAGTTTTATAAATATTATATAATCTCGAATTCTAGGAGAAGCAAATGAACGTAGAAAACAAAATCAGAGAGTTGCTTAATAAAAAGCAATTATCCGAGGAAAATGCTGGTCCGATGGGCGCAGCAAAGGGTAAGGATACTTCTATCCCTGCAAAAACTGCAGGCGACACAAAGAATCCACGTCAGGGATCGTCGGAAGACGCAACTATTTCAAGCGAACGTGATCAGGAAACTGAAAATCCAGGCGCTAAAGAAGCGTCGCCAATTGCTGACAATAAGAGCAAGATTTCACAATCAGGCGCAGGTGCTGCTCCAAACTTTACCACTGTTGCTGATCCAACATCGGTTGTAAACCAAGCATCTTCAAAGGGCAATGTTCATCAAGAAGAATATGATCCAGAAGAAGATGAAGATCTAGAAGATGGTGAAGATGAAGATCTTGAAGAAGATTTCGCTGCCGATCTAGCATCTTTGTTTGATGGCAATGAAAATCTAACAGAAGATTTCCGTAACAAGGCATCATCGCTTTTCGAAGCAATGGTTGTTGCGAGAGTTTCCAACGAAGTAAGTTTGATTGAAGACCGTCTGGTTGAAGAAGCTGCTGAGTTGATGGAAGAGTATAAGTCGGAACTCGTAGAGAAGGTTGATTCTTATCTCGGTTACGTAATCGAAAATTGGATCGAAGAAAATCAATTGGCAGTAGAAAACGGTCTCCGTACTGACATTGCTGAAGATTTCATCGAAGGTCTAAAAACACTTTTCGCTGAGCATTATGTTGATGTCCCAGAAGACAAATACGATGTTCTAGGTGAAATGCAATCACAGATTGAAGAAATTTCTTCGAAACTGGATGAAGCAATCGCTGCTAATGTAGAACTACACGATGCTAATCTTCAACTCAACAAGGAAAGTGTTCTTTCTGTAGTTGCTGAAGGTCTTGCAAAAACAGACGCTGAGAAATTCAAGTCGTTGGTCGCTGATGTAGAATTCGAGAATGCAGATATCTTTGAAGAGAAGTTGAATGTCATCAAGGAAAATTATTTCCCCAAGACAAGAACTCTTTCTGAAGAGAAGTTTGACGATGGAGTTGACAATGACTTCAGCGAAGGATCAACCGTAAGTCAGTATATCAAGGCACTTGACGTACTTGCTTCTAAAAATTAAATTTATATAAATAAATCTATTGAAAACCTAAAAGGGGAAAACTAAATGTTTCTTTCAGAGCAACTAACAAAAAAGTGGGAACCAGTTCTCAATCATGACGGACTTGGCCAGATCACAGATAAATACAAGCGTGCGGTTACTGCAGTAGTTCTCGAGAACCAAGAGAAGGCACTTCGCGAAGAGCGCACTGCTCTTTTCGAAACTCCAGCAAACAACATCGCTGGTACTGGTGCGTCCGACATCGATCGCTACGATCCAATCCTAATCTCGCTCGTTCGTCGTGCGCTGCCTAACTTGATGGCATATGACGTTGCTGGCGTTCAGCCAATGACTGGTCCAACTGGTCTTATCTTCGCAATGAAGTCAGCTTACACTACCCAAGCGGGTACGGAAGCACTCTTCAATGAAGCAGATACAGACTTCTCGGGTACAGGAACTCATGCTGGTTCAAACCCAGTTGATGGTTCTTACACCACAGGTACTGGTGTTGCAACAGTTGATGCCGAACAACTTGGCGAATCTGGTGGAACTGACTTCAACCAAATGGCATTCTCGATCGAGAAAACAACTGTAACTGCTAAGACACGTGCTCTTAAAGCAGAATACACTGTCGAACTTGCTCAAGATCTCAAGGCAATTCACGGTCTTGACGCTGAAGGCGAACTTTCGAATATCCTTTCACAAGAAATTCTTGCTGAAATCAACCGCGAAGTTATCCGTACGATCTACAAAGTTGCTAAGACAGGTGCCGCTTCGACTGCAACTGCTGGTACTTTCGATCTTGACGTTGACTCAAACGGTCGTTGGTCAGTTGAGCGTTTCAAGGGTCTTCTGTTCAACATCGAACGTGACGCTAACGTAATCGCTCAAGACACTCGTCGTGGTAAGGGTAACTTCATTATCTGTTCGTCAGATGTTGCTGCTGCTCTCGCAATGGCAGGTATGCTTGATACAGGTGCTGCACTTGCTGGTTCGCCAACTCTTCAAGTTGATGACACAGGCAATACCTTCGTTGGTACGCTGAACGGTCGTTACAAAGTATTCGTAGATCCTTACTCAGCAAACACTGGCGCTGCATCGCAGTTCTATGTTGTTGGTTACAAGGGTGCCAATGCTTATGACGCTGGTATCTTCTATTGCCCATACGTTCCACTACAAATGGTTCGTGCTATCGATCCTAACACCTTCCAACCAAAAATTGGTTTCAAGACTCGTTACGGGATGATCGCTAACCCATTCGTAACTCAGTCGAACGGTACAACTGACGGTGATACTTTCACTTCTAACCGTAACCAATACTATCGTCGCGTTAAGGTTACTAACCTTATGTAATCGATACCTCTCCATTAGAGAGAGGGTTGCTAAGAAACTGGGGGGAGCAGAAATGCTCTCCCCATTTTCATTATAAATAGTATGAAACAAATGAGGGTAACATGGTATTAAAAACATCACTGGGTGTAACAGAAGCAAACTGGGTAAATCAACAACCCAGCGATCTCGATTATCTTAAACCAAATGGATTTAAATTTCAGGTCCACAATCTACCCAATGTATCATACTTCTGTCAAGCAGCAAACATTCCTGCGATACAACTTGGTTCACCTACATTCCAAACACCATTATCAGATATCCCAGTTCCTGGAGATAAATTGTCATATGGTGACTTAGTAATTCGTTTTCTTGTTCAAGAGAACATGAGCAACTATCTTGAATTATACAACTGGATGATTGGTCTTGGATTCCCAGAGTCTAGAGATCAATATAAAAACTGGAATGAATCGCAACGTTATAGATTTCCTGCCATCTCAGATAAACGTCTGGGCGCACTAGGCAACTTCTCAGACGCAGACTTCTTCATTCTTGACTCAGACAACAATCCGAATGTTAAAATTACATACTATGATGTGTTCCCAGTTAGTCTTGAGGCATTAGACTTCGACATCAGTTCTGGTAGAGCAGATTACTTGGTTGGTAATGCTGCATTTAAATATCGCCAATATACAGTTGCGGCACTTTAAAGCTTGACATTCGAGTCAAATCGTAGTATACTTATATTATTTTTCTATTGAGGGCATTATGAAACTATCTGAAATTCAAGAGTCATGGACTAAAGACTGCAAGATCGACCAATTAAATCTTGGTCCAGAATCAACCAAAACCCCAGAGTTGCATTCTAAGTATCTTAACATACTATCAAATTCTAAACTGCAGTTGCGCAAGGCGGAGGCAGATTATTATCGCTTGCGCAGAACTAAGATGCGGTATTATCGCGGAGAACTTACACGCGAAGAACTCGAAGAACATGGGTGGAATCAATACCAAGGTCTCAAACCACTAAAGAATGAGATGGACGATGTTCTTCAATGTGATGAAGAGATGATCAAACAACAAGACAAGATTGATTATATCAAAGCAGTCCTCTACCAATTAGAGCAGATTCTGCGGTCACTAAATAGTAGGACATGGGATATTAAGTCCGCAATTGAGTGGACCAAATTTACAAATGGATTAATGTGACCGAACTAACCATCACTAAAAAAGATGAAGTGTATCTGAATGTGGAATGCGACCCCAGTATTTCACAGGAACTATTAGAGTATTTTACGTTTGATGTTCCAGGTGCAAAATTTATGCCCACCTACCGTGCTAAGTTATGGGACGGTAAGGCACGTTTGTTTAACATGTGGACTAAAGAACTATACGTAGGACTTCTTCCATACCTCAGAGAATTTTGCCAGCGCAATGAATATGAGATGGACGTTCAGATCGAACGTATCGGCGATCCCATAACTTATGAAGAACTGGTTGAATATGCTGACTCTCTGAATCTGCACTCACAAGGTAATCCGATCGAAGCAAGAGACTACCAGTTAGACGCTGTTAAGTATGCGATTCGCATCGGCAGAACTCTGCTATTGTCACCAACTGCATCAGGTAAGTCGCTGATCATTTATCTGTTGATGCGTTACCACCAAAAGTTTGACCGCAAACAATTAATTATTGTTCCAACCACATCTCTGGTTGAACAAATGTATAAGGACTTTCAAGATTATGCGTCGGAAACAGACTGGAAAGCATCATATAACTGCGCCAGAATCTATTCAGGATTTGAAAAGTCGAACGAATATCCAATAACGATTTCTACATGGCAGTCAATCTATAAACTGCCCAAAAAGTTCTTTGATGAATTTGATGTAATCTATGGGGATGAAGCGCATTTATTCAAAGCGAAATCACTAACATCAATCTTCAACAAATGCACCAAAACTAAGTTCCGGATCGGAACAACAGGAACTCTTGATGGAACTAAGACGCATAAGTTAATCCTCGAGGGATTGTTTGGTAAGGTTCATAAGGTTATCTCGACCAAAGAATTAATGGATCAGGGATCCGTTGCCGATCTAGACATAACATGCATCGTGCTGGATTATACTGATGAAGAGAAGAAAGCACTAACTAAGTATACCTATCAGGAAGAAATGGACTGGTTGGTAACACACCAAAAACGCAACAACATAATTAAGAATCTGGCAACCACCCAGAAGGGCAACACGCTAGTTCTGTTCCAGTTTGTCGAGAAACATGGTGCAGTTTTGTATGACTTGATCAATGAGAAGATCGGAAAGTCCCGTCAAGTATTCTTCGTCCATGGTGGAACTGACACTCAGCAACGTGAGAAGGTTCGAGAGATTACCGAGAAAGAAAAAGATGCAGTTATCATCGCATCGTATGGTACCTTTTCAACGGGAATAAATATAAGGAATCTACATAATGTCATATTCGCTTCTCCGTCGAAATCTAGAGTAAGAAATCTTCAGTCGATTGGTAGAGGATTGCGTAAGGGAGATGACAAAACTTCCTGCCGTCTTTTTGATATTGGTGATGACTTATCTTGGAAGAGCAGAAAGAATTATACTCTACTACACATGATAGAGAGAATTAAGTTATATAATGAAGAAGGTTTTAAATACAAACTCGTGAGGATATCTACTGATGGAAACTCCAAAGGTACTTA